GTGACGACTATCATGAATTGTTTCCTGAGACCTCGTTAAAATCAGACAGCCGTAGCGCGGGCAAATGGCTAACGAGCCAAGGCGGCGAGTATTACGCCGCAGGAATTGGCGGCGCACTGGCAGGTAGGGGTGCGGATTTGTTCATTATTGACGACCCCCATTCGGAGCAAGACGCCATGTCGGATAAAGCCATGGACGAAGCTTATGAGTGGTTTATGTCGGGTCCCCGACAAAGGTTACAACCAGGCGGAGCCATTGTCATTGTGATGACGAGATGGTCCAAGAAAGATTTAACGGGACGCTTGATTAAAAAGATGGCGCAGGATTCGGAAGCGGATCAATGGCAATTGATTGAATTTCCCGCGATATTGCCCTCGGGCAAGTCCCTCTGGGAAGGTTTTTGGTCGTTAGGCGAACTGCAAAGTATTAAGGCTTCCGTGAGCCCGTCCAAATGGGCGTCGCAATACATGCAGCGACCCACGGGTGAGGGTATTTCCATCGTGCCGAAAGAATGGTTTAAAATTTGGAAAGAAGAAAAACCACCGAAGTGTGATTATTTAATTCAAAGTTACGACACCGCCTTTCTAAAAAGTGAGCGAGCCGATTTCACGGCGATTACCACTTGGGGCGTTTGGTACCCCGAGGGTAAAATCGAGGACGAACTGTACGCGGGTAACGAAGCGCATTTAATTTTAATTGATTGCATTAAAGAGCGTTTTGATTTTCCTGAATTAAAAGCCGAAGCGTTGCGCTTGTACGATCATTGGGAGCCCGATATTGTGATTATAGAAACCAAGGCTTCAGGGATTCCACTGGTACAGGAATTGCGCCGCGTGGGGATTCCTGTGAACACCTTTTCACCTTCCAAAGGGCAAGATAAAATAGCGCGGTTAAATTCGGTCAGTCCTATTTTTCAAGACGGGCGCATTTGGGTGCCAGAAAACCGTTTTGGGGAAGAATTAATGGAAGAAGTTTCGGACTTTCCCAACGGTGAAAATGACGACCTCGTAGACGCCACAACCCTCGCCCTAGCTCGTTTTCGAGAGGGTGGGTTCTTAGCGTTGAGTACCGACTATGAGGAGGAAGAGAGTCACACCCCACGTCAATGGGTTTATTATTAATAAAATAAAGAGTAAAGTTTGCAGATATGGCTATTGAAAAATCCCCTTTAAACATCATTCCAGGCAGCGACGAGGATATTGAATTAGAAATTATGCAAGAACCCCTACAAAATGGGGCAGACACGGAAGTCTTTATGCAGCCAGACGGCTCCGCTGTGATTGGTTCGGATCCTACGGTAGGACAGAGTGTTGAATTCGGAGAAAACTTAGCGGAAACCTTAGACGAACGGGAACTTAATACCATTGCTTCCGAACTCACTGCACAGTATCAGGAAGATTTAGATTCTCGGGACGATTGGTTTGAAACGTTTAGCAAAGGGCTGGATTTATTAGGCATTAACATACAGGATCGCTCCGAACCCTTCGTGGGAGCGTCAGGAGTTCACCATCCCATTCTCGCAGAAGCCGTAACCCAGTTCCAGGCACAGGCGTATAAAGAATTATTGCCCCCAGGAGGACCCGTAAATACCGAAGTTTTGGGAATTACTAGCGATGATAAGGTAGAAAAGGCAAATCGGGTCAAAAATTTCATGAATTACCAAATTACCTACAAAATGGAGGAATTTGATCCTGAAATGGACCAATTATTGTTTTATTTACCGTTATCGGGGTCTGCATTTAAGAAAATTTACTACGATCCAAGTTTAGGACGCGCCACGGCACGGTTTGTTAAGGCAGAAGACCTAGTAGTGCCCTATTATGCGGTAGATTTACTGACAACACCTCGTATTACGCACGTCATTCACATGGCGGAGAACGATTTACGCAAATTACAGCTTTCTGGCTTCTATCGGGACATTGAAATAAATTCTCCTTCCACTAGCGTAGAAAATACGGAGGTGGATGATAAAATGGACGAACTTCAAGGGATTTCTCGTACGATTAGTGATGAGGAATACACGTTATTGGAAGTTCACGTTAATTTAGACCTGGAAGGCTTTGAAGATACTGATGAAAATGGGGAAGAAACAGGTTTAGGGCTACCTTACATTGTAACTATTTGTAAAGACACGAATGAGGTATTGGCAATCCGCCCTAATTACAAGCCAGATGACCCTATGCGGAAAAAAATTGAGTATTTTACTCATTATAAATTTTTACCAGGATTAGGGTTCTACGGTTTTGGGCTCATTCACATGATGGGCGGATTGACCAAATCGGTAACGGCAATTTTACGTCAATTGATAGATGCGGGTACGCTTTCCAATTTGCCTGCAGGGTTTAAGTCTCGAGGACTCAACATTCAACGTCATGATGACCCTATTCAACCAGGAGAGTGGCGAGACGTGGACGCACCAGGAGGCAGACTTACGGATGCGTTTATGCCGTTACCGTACAAAGAGCCAAGTAACGCTTTAACTGGTTTATTAGCCTCTTTAGTCGATTCGGGCAAACAATTTGCTGCTACAATAGAACAACCGACAGGAGATGGTAATACTGGAGCTCCTGTGGGTACGACCATAGCTTTAATGGAAAAAGGACAACGAGTGATGTCCGCAATTCACAAACGCCTGCATTTTGCTCAGCGCGTAGAGTTTAAAATCCTTAAACGGATATTTGGAGAATTTTTACCTTCTGAATATCCCTATCATGTACAAGGGGCACAACAAAGCGTATTTAAACAAGATTTTGATGATAGTGTTGATGTTATCCCGACCAGTGACCCGAATATCTTTAGTATGACACAAAGAATCACGTTAGCTCAAACCCAATTGCAATTAGCCCAGTCTGCACCTGAACTACATGACTTAAAAGAAGCCTATCGTAAAATGTACTTGGCTTTAAATATAAAAGACATTGATGCGATTCTTCCACCTGAGCAGGAGGCAGTACCAAAAGATCCCGTGCAGGAAAACATGGATTCTTTGAATCAAATGCCCTTACAGGCATTTCCGCAACAGAATCATGATGCACACATTGCAGCTCACGTGTCCTTTTTGCAAAATCCGAATACGGCATCTAATCCTAATGCAGTGTCCTCACTACAAGCCCATGTTCAACAACACAATGCATTAAAATACAGAATTCAGATTGAAGGTATTCTAGCACAGCAGGGAATTCAGCTTCCACCGCCTGGACAGCCAATTCCTCCAGAAGTAGAAAGTCAAATTTCCATAGCGGCAGCCGAAGCTACGCAAACGGTAACGGGACAAGAACAAGCCTTAGCTGCTGCGATGCAAACACCTGATCCACAGCGCCAAATGTTTGAAGAACAATTACAATTAGAAAAAGAACAATTAGCTCAGAAGGAAACAGAAGATGTACGTGATAAAACTGTAGAAATGCAAAAAGCTGAACTTGATGCACAGATTGAACGTGAAAAGATGGATTCTGGTGAACGGGTAGAAGATACGAAAGCGGCTATTGATTTACAGGAATTAGAAATGCGTAATAAACGTGATGCAGAAAAGAACTACACCGAGTTGGTAAAAACAGTAAGGAAAAGTAGAGAACAGGAGTAGCATATGCCGACAGTTGGTAAAAAACATTTTTCATACAGTAAAAAAGGCAGAAAAGCGGCTGCAACCTATGCCAAGAAAAAGGGAAAGAAAGTAACTCGGAAAAGGAAGGGTTAAAAGAAGAGTAAAAAGAAAAGGAGAAAATCATATGCGTGATTATTATGAAAAATTAAAAAAGTATCCTTCCCCGTCTAAACAGACGAATAGACCAGATCCTAAAGTTCCGACTCCGTCGGGTAAGGGATTTGCTCAAGCTAAGACTGTAGAAGCGGGTGAACTGATTACAAATTCAGAAGATAAGGTCGTAGGCGAAAAAGCGAAAGTTAAAGCCGCTTATGGTCAAACTAAAGGACTTCTTTGGTATAGATACATTAAATAGTGGACTATATCGTAGCTACGGAGCATTTGCTGCGTAAGTATCGAGAGAGGAAAGAATCTCTCGTACAAACACTAGCCTCAGGCAGTGTTCAGGATTTTGAACAATACCAGTGGATAGTGGGTGAAATAGCAGGTTTGAGTTTCGCCGAACAGGAAATTCAAACCTTACATTCTAATATGGAGGATGATAATGGATGATACTGTTCCAAATCGAGTAGAAAATTTTGGAAGTGAAGTGGAGGAATCTACCTTAACGCCTGAAACTTTAGACTCGCATACAGATAAGTTACCTAGACCGACAGGGTATCGAATCTTAATTTTACCTTTTTCAATGCCAGGAGTTACAAAAAGTGGAATTCACTTAGCCAGAGAAACCGTTGATCGAGAACGTATTGCAACGGTGGTGGGTTATGTGGTAGCACTTGGACCTGACGCCTATGGAG